CCCGTAAAACTTCGAGAATTTATAAAATCATTTATCTTTACATCTTCGTCTATTTTTAATACTAAATCATATCTACATGATTCTTCTTCGACAATTTGCGGATCGTCTAATGCTACACCTAATATTCCGTTAGTTTCAACATATCTCCAATAACTATTTTCTTTAATCCACTCTTTAAAATTTTTCATCATTTCATAATTCCTATTACTACCATACTTACCTTTATTTCTAACATAAATCACATTACAATCATCTAAAACTTCGATTTTATAGTTCATTTTAGCACCTCCAACAATAGGCTAACCCGAGTTAAAATTTATTACAATATGTATTTAAAAAGTATTTTATCAATACAAAAACGCCACTTAATAAGTGACGTTTGAACTATCTCATTATTTATTGTTTTTTATTATCTTTAATCTTGAAAACATCTCTTATCAATTCGTTACTTCCTATCCAATTAGAAATAGTACTCATAATAAAGTTTACTAATTTTCCTATCAATTCCATAGACATATCCCCTTTAATATCTCTACTTCACTTATACCACTATTCAACTTTTTTAATTATAAATAAATATCCTATCATCATTCAATTTTATAGATGGTACTATGCGCCTATCTGCACCATTTCTAGCAATCATTAAGTTAAACGGTAGTATTACTCCTAATCCTTTTTGCGTTTTACTCAATGTATGCCACACTGTACGCTCTTTATCATTCATCAGATCATCGTAATAGATGACGGAACATTTCTTTATCGACATCGCTCTGTTATACATATCTTCAATGCTTATCATATTTAATTTATCGGCAGTATCACTCATGGTTATCAGTCCTCTAATGGTAAATCATTAATAATCATTGTTCTGTTAGGGTGTTGCTCATGTAATTCATCTAATGCTTTCCGTTTTTCTTCTCCCTCATCTTCCGGCCACTCACCTATATTAATAAAAATCGGTGTGTCCGTAGATAATTCTTTCTTATCAATAAATAGCTTATGATACTTACCTAACATATCTCTAGCCCGTAAACGGTCACTAGGCTTAATAGGTACTTCTACCATTTCTACATGTTCGTTATAAACTAGGTTCATTCTGTCAGTATCGGGGTTGCGTTGAAACTCACCACGTTTAACGACAACCTCTCTCACTTCACTCTCATCACCTACTGCTGCATTACTTAGAATATGAAGTAGTTCGTTAGCTGATAGTACGCCCTCATCAATCACTTTCTTACGTTGCTCATCAATGTACTTAGCCACTTTCTCATTCTTTAGCAATCTACTACCTTGTACACTTGCAGTATGAGGACTATAACCAGCCTTAATTGCACTTTGTGTTACATTCAACGTCTTTAGGTATTCAGATATAAACTTTTCTTGTCTAGGGTTTAAATCACTCATGTTATCCCTCCTCTAATTTGTCTAATAAACCATTCAATAGCTGACGTATTCTTTCCCTACTTAAATTGAATATCTTTGCAATTTCATTCATTGATTTTCCTTCACATAGTAAGAAAAATATGTAGTATTCCCTTCTAGTTCCTACTGCATAAATAAGTTGATCTAATTCATTAAAAAACACTTGGTTTCCAGTATTCTCGTTTAGTGCAAAGGGTTCGACTTCATCACTCAGTGAAAAGAAATCATCTATATTGGTATTTTCATCATTATATGTAGTATCATGGTTCTCTTTTGAGTAGTCACTTATAAACTGCTTGATAGCCTCTCTATCGTAACTCATGCCCTTACACTTACTTTCGTCTTATCTTATATAAGTCACGTTGTAGGCGTTCTATGAGGTCATAATCTATTGTCGAACCATTGGACTGCATATAATACATGATTTCCTTTTGTTCACCTGGTGTATATCGCTTAATAACTTGTTTTAATTGCTGCATATTGCTATTAGATTTCATTTTGAAATACTTTAACTTTTCCTTTTCTTCTATAATAGTAATTGCTAACTTCTCTAAGGGATATGAGATAGTTATAACGCCATGAACTTCACTAGTAGTCATGTGGGAGATGTTTAGGTGATACATCATCTCTATTTGCATAGTGATAGCCTTAATTTTAGTATTGATAAACTTAGGGTTATATTCCGTTAGCAATGTGTACTCAGATATTTTATTTTCATGATAGATTAGTGGATATTTCACTCTTTTAAGGTTCATGTATGCACCTCACAAATAAAATGAGCCTACCGCTAAGGATAGGCAAGATATTTATTATTTAACTATTCGATTTTCTTCGAACATTTTCATAAGGTTTCTGTCTCTTTGTGACTGTTGAGTTAGTTCATCTTTTCGTTGTTGCTGAATATTTTGGGAAAATTGTTCTTCTACTACATCTAATACTTTGTGACATTCATCTGCCGATAATGTTGTTTCAGTTAAAAGATAATTACTAACCTTATCTAAATTGTATTTTCTAGCCATTATTTAGCACCTCTTAATTTCATTTTATTTCTAATATCAATGATTGGTAGCTCATTTCCGCTCACATAATTTGAATACTTAATAGGACTGAAATAGTTTTTAATTTCTGCTCTTACTTCTTTATCTTCTTCAAAGTTTTCTTTATCATAAACTCGAACAAATCTATCAAATTCTATTTCATATTCATCATTTAATGCTGCGATTTCATCTACTACTTTGTTATATTCCTCAACGATTGGCTCAAATTTTGCTAATATACGTTCTTTGTCTTTTTTGTACAAATGAGGTAAATCTGCTTGATGTTTAATAAGTTCAATTGCCTTTTTACGTCTAGCTTCATCAAATACTTCTTTTTTAGTCGATAAGCGTTTCTCTAAGGCTTTCAATTTCTTCTCATTACTATCAAATGTAGTATAGAGTGCGTCAGCCTCGTCATCTTGTGAGTTAGCAATTAATTCTTTATATTTTGCTTTATCTTCTTTAATTCGTTGCGATAACTCTTGACGCTCATTTTCAATTTTATTGATATTCTCTCTTTGACCTGTGACATATTCGTTGTATTCATCAAAATATTTTGCAGTTTTCAATTAAGTCCCTCGTTTCAATTAGTTTTTAAGCCTATTTCTCTTATGTAGTTATATGGCTTTTTAATCTCTTTTTGTGGTAATCGTTTCGGTATAGTTTGCAGTAATATTAAGACTTTCTCAAAGTCGATATTATTTTCATTTCTGTTATAAATAAATTCTTTAAATGATTTCTTATCTAGATCATTCAACTTTGCTACAAACTCATCATTATTCATATTCTTTTCAGTAGCACCATCTTCTTTTTCCCTGAGTGCTTTCTCTTGGTTAAGCGTCAACTTATGAGGATAAGTCTTTAATTTTTGATGCTTGTCATTTAGATATGAATAATTGTTTTCTATACCTTTATTACGCTCATTTCTATTTGTTTGAATATATTTGTATAGTTCAATCTTAAAACGCTCTATCACATTCATATGAGCCTCTGAGTGTGTATTAACATAGTTTTTTATATACTTTTGTTCTTTAGTAGAGAAACGCCCTAGAACAGTATAAAAGGCGTTTAAATCTCTTTGACTTCTACTCTTATACCGTTCCAATTTCTGACGTTCTTCTAATATAGCGATTGCTAGATTTTCAACGGAATAACTCTCATAGTAAATACTTTCAGATACAATATCACTACATAAACTAGGTGTAGTTCGGTTATACATATCTTCTATATCGCTTTCTATGAGTGCTATTCTTGATTGAATGTAGTAAGTATTAAATCTAGTGAACAATTCGTAATCGCTAACTTTCTCTTGAATAATTTCAATCGCTGCACTCACTACATCACCTTAAATCTCAGTTTTCTTTAACGCCTCATATCGCTTTAAACTACCTTCGATATGACGCTTGATACTTCTTAAGGCTAATTCTTTCTGTTCCTCAGATTTAACCATGAAATAACCTCTTGCATCCTTTTTATAGCTATATCCGATTGGATAACCATAATCAACTACTAAACTATTAATCGTATTTCTTAACCATCTGTCGTTGTTTCGGTTAAATTCCATATTCAATTGATTAAATATATTTTGCTTAGTAATAATCTCGTGCTTAGTGTTGCGTAATACGTTTAATACTCTGATATGATCGTTCGTTAATTCTTTTTCAATTGTTATTGTCATTGTTTTATCCTCATTTCATTCTTAATTGAGCAGACCTAATTAAATGAGGAGGTAATAAATGAAAATCTAGTGAATTTGCATTTTTTAACTATTGTATTCGTAATTTCAGAGAACAAGAAACTAACCAATCTACATAAAAGTATAATTACTTCTATAACACTATTATACTAAATTTACACCTAAATAACAAACAAATGTTCTTGTTTTTATAGATTTCTAACAACTACTTAACAGCCTATAAACACTATTAAATAAACTTTAATAAACACTTTCACACTAAATCACAGACTTCCTAAAACAGAACAAATGTTCTTATTCTGCCTAATTTAATCTTTCTATAACTAACAAATCTTAACAATTACGATTTATATAAAAAAGCCATGCACCTATTAAAGTGCATGACCTATAAATTTACGCTTTCACACCATCATAATAAGACTGTTTCAATTCATTCAATCGCTTAATCAATGCCTTACTATCATCTTCATTCGCTTTCTCATTCTGGATAAACTCAGTAATGATTTTCAAACCCTCAACTAATTCTGGTGCTGGTTCATTAATTCCAGTAGCTAACTGATACAATGCCTCCATATTACCTAT